TTTGAATTGGCAATGTCAGTGCCGTTCTTTCTGAACCAGACATCAACGTCTTGCGTGTCATTGGTGGTGTTCTTGAACTGGATGCTGAATTGCACGTTATGGATGCCAGACTGCTCCACATTCAGTCTTGACGAATTCGACAAGGTCACGCCATTGCTGAAGTCGGTGGTGTCAAACGTGATGGCATAAGCCGTGGTCGTGTTGGCCGCAACTTGGTCTGTCGAATCCTGAAAAGCACCATGGGGATTGTTCAAAAACTTCCCACCCCGAACTCCAAACAGCGCACTCAGCGTGCTAATCAGGTTTCTGAAATAGCCGTTCAATGCGCCATGAATTTCACCAAAATAGCGGCGCTCATACGTATCCGGCGCAAACCCCAAGCTGGGGATCGCCGGTACTTCTAGCTGTTGCTTCTTGTTTGCCATAGCATATTATTTCACTTATGCCATGTCTGCGCCTACTAAGCCTGCAAACCTTGCAAGTACTGAGTCTTACCCGCCACCTTGACGGCTGTCAGTGATTGACATTTGAGACTCTCTGGATTAAACGAGGCATGTACCCAGCCCGAATTTGGCTGGCCTTGGGTATAGAACTCAAGAATCAATTGAGTGTACTTAAGATTACTTTCAATCCACTCTGCCAGCTCAGGGTTTGGGACACCATCAATTTCAAAGTCAACTGCTTGACCCTTGCAATGGTCACTGGTCTTTGAGCCTCCTACTGCGGGGCTTGAATTTAACTCTGCACAGCGAAAGCCTGATGAAATTCTTACGGGCTTACCAAAGTGATCTCGCACTGGTTGCAAGATGTTTTCGCAAAGCAAACGCAATGATTCAATCTGCTCATCATTTGGTGTGTTGTCAATGTCTAGGCGTGTTGCAGTTTCTGACTTTGTAAGTTCAGAAAGGGTAAAGTTTTTTGACAGATTCATTTGATTTCCTTTTGTGATTCAAGGGCTTGGTTGTACAAATCGATACAGGCATTCAGTTTGGTGATGGCTCGATCACCCTCTTCGGCTATTGCGAAAAGATCTTTTCCAACTTCTGGACTAAGTTCGGCTGATGTTTCTCCTCCACTATCTCCGCTGGGAGTGGCGGGATCTGTGGTGGCTGGTACGGCACAGGTCGCTTTGAGGCGCAGCTTGTAAATGCCAGAGTCAATATCAGCATTGCGCTTCTTGGCAGCAAGTTTGGCTTGTTCATTCGTCTTCCTCAGTGCGTCAGCAGTTGTGGTTACAGCAGCGGCAAGCGCCACCTCCTTGGCTCTGGCTTCGGTGTTGAGCTTGTCCACCTCAACTTGCTGTGCCTCCTGCTCATAGTGCTTGCCGGTGCAGTAGCCACCGCCAAACACAAGAACCAGCACCAGCAGCCCGCCAAGTAGATCCTTCATGGCTTTGGCGGCTCATCGTTGTCGTTGTCAATGCTCTCTGCCTTGGCGGTAGCCGTGGCAACAGCAGCAGACACAGCCTTGCGGCCAGCTACACCGCCAAGCACGCCAGTGCATAGAAGCATGATGTCGTTGATCATCTTTGTGTAGACCTTGTCGATTGGGGCCATAGAAGACATGGGTTGTGTGACGAATGTCACAGAATAGATGAAGCTAAAGCATGAGCCAAGCAAGATGATAGAGATCACAAAGATGACCCAAGCCCAGACGCGAGCCTCGATCTCCTCTGGAGACAATCGGTTATTTGGTTTGTATCCAACTGTAGCCATCATTTCTTCTCCTGTTCTGGCTTGATTAACTGGTCAGGGCATGTGGCTGTCGCTGTGCAAATGGGAGGTTTGCACTCGGCAAGTTCCCAATTCTTTGGATCTTGGCAAGCATATCTAAAACGGTCTTCGCACCCTGTCAGACACAGCGCCATCAGAAATATTATCGCTAGGCTTCTTTTCACGTCTTTCCCTTTCGATTTCACGTCTTAACTTCTCAACCTTTTCGACCTGCTCTTTAACTTCATGCTTAGCTTCCAAGATGTCGAGGAACAAAAATGCGCCCAAGGGAAGTAACAGGCAAATCAACACACAAGCCGCGATCCACCCCATCATCTCTTCCCCCACTGACTGACGAACAGGAGCCACAACCACAGGTAGAGGAGGAATAGGGTAGTTGCTACTACTGCTGCCAGCTTTAGCTGGAAGTTTCTTTCCTTTTGGCGATGTAGCCATCTGTCTTCCCGTTTCTTGGCCTCCTGCTTGAGTCTAGCTTTTTCTTGTTCCTGTGAGATGACTTCTCGCATCTCATATGTCTGTGAGTACAAGTCAGCAAGGCCAGGTGTTTGGTACACCATGATCTCCCGAATTGTTGTTGAGAGAATTTCCATCTGCTGCCTACACATCACGCGATTCATCGCGCTTTCCATCATCTGCGCGTTGCTGATGCTGGGATCGTAGACCTTGGCTTTGTCCTCCTCCTCGCGCAGGTAGGCCGTTAATTGGTCCTGCAAGCTCCAGAAACGACTGAGTTCTTTGATGATGTCAGCCATTGCCTGTGTTTCATCATAGGCAACGAACTTTGGTTTCTTTTTCGCCACAGGCTTGGACGTGGTGGCTGCTGGCTTTGGAGCAAACAGCTTTTTCCACCAAGACTGGACGGCCTTTGCGTCCCCGACAACTTCATCGACTGTGCTTTTGACTTCAAGAAAACTTGTCTTGGCATCACGGTACAAAGAGCAAAGTTCAGTGATCCCCTTAACGCAGGCATTGGCGGCGAATAACAGGGATATGGGGTCCACGTCACAGCTTCAGCACCAACGTCAATAGCATTCCAATGATGGCGGCACAGCTACCAATCAAGATATGCTCAATGCGCTTGAGTCGAGCATTGATAGTTTCATAACGAAACTCGCACACTTGTTCGTGCGTATCGAATCTTCCTTCAAGTGGTGTCATCATGGTTTAAGCCAATATTTTGGCTTTGGTTGCCGCGCTTATCACACTTGAACTAACCAAGAAGTCCAACAATTCAGTCGCACCAGCCAGCTCTTTAGGCAGTTCTGCTTTCACAGTCTTGATCTCAGGTGCGCTGTCGCTGTCCCACTTGGTCTTTTCTGCCAGCGTCATGCCAGCACGAAAGTCGTTAGCAGTCCATTTGCGAGGTGCTGGCTCAGGCTCAGGGGCAGGCTCTGGCTTTACCAAAGCGCCATTTACCCAGCCATCACCATTCACCGCATCATCAGGCACTTGTGTTGTGTAAAGTGCGGCAACATCAGGATGGTAGATTTCTGCGGGGTTGATATGAGCAATATCACGAATCTTGTCGTTTTCAATCCATGCGTATTTCATGATTAGTATCCTTCAGTCCAGTAGAGAACAATAAATCCTGCGCCGCCTGTGCCAGCTACAGAAACCGATTGTCCAGCTGCGCCGCCGCCGCCGCCACCTAAGCCACCATTTCCACCATAACCAAAAGAAGAGCCTGCAACTCTTGCCCCAGCACCTCCCCCACCGCCGCCTAAACCGCCATTACCAGCAAAACCATAACTACTACCTCCGTAAGCTCCAGAACCACCACCACCACCACCTATCCCACCATTTCCGCCTGTTGGGTTAACACTAGTATTACCAGACCCAGACCCACCGCCCCCTCCTCCGGGGCCTCCATTTCCAGCCGGAGAACGATACGCAGTACTAAGATCAGAAGTTCCACCACCACCGCTGCCACATAAAGTCCTAGCAACTATGTCCGTTAAATTTGAAGCACCACCACCACTTCCAGCAACAATAAAATTAGTTGACTGTGCATTAAATGCGCCTTGACCGGGTGCGCCTACAGTTGCAGTTGTATTTGAAGTACCACCGCCAGAGCATGTTGTTGTTCCTTGTGCATAACCAGTTCCACCATTTCCACCAACATTTGTGGCTACACAGTCGGAAGCAGCCGATGTAGTGCCACCACCGCCGCCGCCTCCAGCTTCTCTGGCATTGCCTCCAGCAAAAATACCGCCGCCACCACCGCCACCGCCTTGTACTGAAGCTGACGTAATACTTCCTCCATTGCCGCCAAAACCGCCGCCACCGCCACCGCCTATTTGACCAGCAGTTATTGATCCACCAGCCCCGCCAGTGCCATAAGGCGATCCAGCCCCGCCGCCACCACCGGCAGTGCCAAAAGAAGCTAGTCCAGAGCCACCAGCGCCGCCAGAAGCGGTAAATGCGCCTCTTAAACTTGGGCTTGCTGTACCTGCTCCACCGGCTCCCGGTGTATTAGAAGAGGCATTTGCTCCACCAGTAGAAGAAAGTAAAGTGCCACATGAAGAAGTACCACCTTGAGCGCCAACTGTTAATGTGGGCAAAGTCTGACCGGGAATAACATCTAAAATTCCATACGAAAAACCACCGCCACCTCCACCAGCCACTGGGGTTGAGCCAGCGGTAGTTAAAGCTCCATTTCCACCGCCACCCCAAACCGCTACACCAATTTGGTAGACGTTTAAAGGAACCGTTTCAGCAGAAGTTGTAGATGTAATTAGTTTGAAATTTGTCCATCTAAATGGAGCTACGCGGGTTGCTTGATTAGGTGGCAACCCATACCCATACATACCTTGGTTCATTAGAAGTCACCTCCATAAGCAGTTACTCGAACGCCTGTCTGAGCAACAGAAGTGGCGGCTCGTAAGGAATAGCCTGTTGGCAGGGTCAAGGGCATGATGTTTGCATTGCTGTTACTGGACAACACGGCTTGATACGCCGGAACTGTCGTGCTTGAAGTGACAACTTGCACAGGAACTTGTTGCCACAAAACATAAGTTGTGCCATCGTAAACAAACAAGTTGATAAGGCCAGCCACCGTTGTAGCTACACCTTGAATGTCGATGTAGTCAATGCGAGTACCTGATGCGCCAGCCGTGACAATCGTACCGACTGTTGATGGCGCAGTCAGGGATGTGTCTGCTGTTGTTAGGGTTGCCGACCCGAATTTCGGGGTCGATGCGTATTGTGCATTTGCTGCCATGGTTGCTCCTTAAATTAAGGCAATTGAAAAAGAATTCATCGTTGGCGCGGCTGATGGGCCTTGATACTGCGTCACAAAACCTTGTGCGCCACCGGCTGGTGCGGCCACGCTTTGCCAAGTTGTTCCATCACTTGTCAACACATTGCCAGTTGTACCAGGCGCGACAAATGAAGGTGTTGATGTCCCATTGCCAAGTATGACGTTGTTGGCCGTGAGTGTTGTTAAACCTGTGCCGCCTTGAGCCACAGTCACAGTGGCTGCTTGCTTGATCAGTTTCCCTGATGTCCCATCAAAGGCAACTAAGTTACCGTCTGTCGCAGAGGATGGTCCAGCCACATCGCCAAAGCCGCTACCGACAGCAGTCAGCGTCTGATTCGGCCATGTGCCAGTGACAACAAGGGTTGCGCTACCAATAAGGCTAGGTGTTGCAGTCCCTGTACCGCCATTGGCTACTGGAAGCAATCCAGTAACGCCAGTGGCTAGTGGCAGCCCTGTGGCATTGCTCAGCACAGCCGCAGAGGGTGTACCCAGATTTGGTGTCACCAAAGCAGGTGAATTGGTGAAAACTAATTCGCCAGTGCCGGTTTCATCAGTGACAGCAGCCGCTAAGTTAGCAGACGATGGTGTGGCCAGAAAAGTAGCTACGCCAGTGCCAAGACCGCTGACACCTGTTGAAATGGGCAAGCCTGTGGCATTCGTCAATGTGGCTGATGATGGCGTGCCAAGGGCAGGAGTCACCAGCGTTGGGCTGTTTGAAAGTACGTTGTTGCCAGTGCCTGTGCTTGTGCCAACACCAGTGCCGCCCTTAGTAACCTTTAACAGCGGGCCAGCATCAAACAGGGCATCAATTAAGTCAAGGTCAGAATTGAGCTTAGTGCCCCATGTGTTTGAGCTTGCACCAACTTCTGGCTTGGTCAGCAGTAGGTTGGTCGTCGTGGAATCTGCCATGATAAATTTCCCTTAAATGCCGTGGTTTGGGTGAAATTTTAATTTCAATTCTGCTGATTTGCGCTTGCAAACAGCCTCAAAAAAGTCATCAAAATACCCTAAAAATTTCCCGCAAGCTCTGACCTCCCATTTGTCATATCGCTTGCCTAATCTTTTAGTCCATGAAACCCCGACAACACCAGATTTGTTGTCAATTGGCTTTGATATGTTTCGACCATTTCCAGACCGATCAGTTGCCCTAAGATTGACAAGCCTATTATCGGCTCGGACATGGTTTTGATGATCAACTTCATCTGGATAAAAGCCATAAACATAAAGCCAAACAAGTCTATGAGAACTATGTTTGACTCCATCTATACAAATAAGCCAATATCCATGACCATCAATGCCACCAGCCACTCGGCCTTTTGATGCTCTAGTTCTATTGACGGCCCATGTAAAAACGCCAGACTCAGGATCATAGTGCAGCACTTCTTTCAAGCGCTCTTGCGTCAATGATTCTGTATCTGCCATTTTTAATCCTTAACCAAAAGTTTTTGCGCGGGTTAAAAGTTTTCCACCGGAATTTGAGCCTCGATCATCGGCCACCTGTAAATCACTCAACGCACGCTCATAAAGAGCCGCCCACACTTGAATTCTTGCATCATCTTGCAAATATGGAGCTGCCTGCAAAAGTGATCCATACAGATAGATGTCAGGGCTTGATGTTAAAAGAAAATTAGTGGCTACGCTCACAGACAGCTTATTGAGCCTTGCAAAGTAAACAATTTCTGCGGCATAAGATGCGTCTGGCGTTGGCACAAAACGAAACTCACTGCCAACAACAGTGAAAAACTTAGGTTTGCCGCTACCAAGGTCTATGGTCGATTGCTCGTCCAAAGAGTCCATTGTCATAAACGTCAAGGGTGTGATTGGATTTGTTCCAGTCAACTTCAGCGCCCTGACTTCCAAAAGATCAGCCGGTGTTGACTCAAACTCCGAGTCAATCGTCAAAGTTGTTCTTGTCAACATTTGGCGTGTACGCAACTGGCGCTCAATTTGAGCCTCGGCCAAAGAAATAAAGTCGGGAATTTCAGACGTTAGATCAGTCCTGTTGAGCCAATCCGCAATTGATGCCTTTAGCTCGGTGTAAGTGGTTAGTGCCATTAGACTGCCTCTTTTTCCATCTCTTCTTTGACGATCCAAGTGTGTTCGTGTCTGAATTCAAACGTGCCAATATGGCCGATCTCTTTCGACACATCATGGTCAATATACACCTTATAGCCCATCTCTTGAGCCTTCTTGCAAAAGAAGACATCCTCGCCCATGTAGCCGCGAGTGTCAGTTTGCCAAGGCATATCAAACCACGGCTCAGTCATACCCTCAAAGACATTGCGCTTGATCATCATGACACCAGTTCCGACAGAGCCAATCTCTTCCAAGCCAGTTGACTCAGGCATGGTGTAGATGGGCTGGCGCTTGCCATTCTCGTCATAGTTCTGCGCAGTTTCTC